GGAGTTTTCTGATAGTCATCCTGTTCATCTTTAGAGATAAACAAGCCTTTTGTTACGCGTTTAGTATAACAATCTAGGCACTCACTACTTCCTAACTGACCACCTTCTGATATTAACGGGTAAGGCAAGTTACAAAGTTTACAAGTAAAAGTAGTTTTGCTCATAGTGTACATTCCTGCAAAATAAGAGTTTTTAAACCATCATACCCTATTTTCTTTCTATACTTACCGAAGGCAATTCTTGCACCTTGCTCTGTTGAATAGTATAATATTTTATTCCTTTTTTTAATTTCACCAGTACCCATACCAGTAAAGGATATATATTTAAAAGTTATAGTCCATTTGTTGATAATCATTTTACCTTACTCCCTTTTAAAGGTTAATAAATCAAACTGTTTTTGTATTCTTTTCTAGCTTGTTTTGCTTGCCTTAATTCTTTTTTCTTTTCTTTACTTGCTTGTTGTTTTGTGTACTTTAAATAGTTCATATTGACCACCATATTTTTAGCATTAGTGAAAAAAAGGTTAATGTTAGGATACTAATTAATAGTATCATTATAAGCCCTTAGCATAGTTTATAAGGTCTAAGTATTGCGCTTCTTTAAAGAAGAAAGAGGGCGTGGTGCTATGTTCTAACAATTTACGCTCTGCAATACTTGACCTTTTACGTGATAATTTACCTATGATCTTTTTTGGGTCATTTCTTCTCAAGTCGCTAGCATCAAAATCATGAACTATTAAATTATCAGTCAATGGTTTTGCTTGCCATTCTCCTTTAGTATCTTTACTATTAACGGGAACGGCTAGCCTATGCCCTTGTTTTAATGCTTCTTTAGCACGTGCTATTGTTGATGGTCTAAAGGCTGACGCGCTAAAGGTAACATCATAAGTTTTATTTTCTTCTTTTAGTATCTTAAAATCCTTCGTGTAGTCGTAAAACTTTAACAAGGGCATGGCTTCGCGTATAATTAACCATGAAACGTCACTAGTCCCATTTAAACGAACGCTCAAGCTATCGCCATGCTTTTTATATAATCGTGTTAATTCTTTTACTACTAATTTATAAAAAAGCTCAGGGTATAATAAATACCAAATTGTGCGCTTTACTTGCGCCCATTGACTCGAATCAAATCCTAATAAACCACTAGCATAAAGACAATCCTTTAAGCACCCACTAGATTTCGCCCCATTGCATAGGGTTGTAACTGCTACCAAATTAGCCGGGCTTAAATATAAAATAGCTTGTACTTCATTAAACTTTTGAGCTTTTTTGGTCTTAATTGTTTGAGTGCTAACAATATTAAATGGCTTATTTAAAAAGTCTATACCATATTTACCACCCTTTATAGTTTCTTCTTTTATTTGCTCTTTAACCGATTGTTGGATTAATTCACTTTTCATTAATAATTCTAGCGTTATTGTTTTGTTTAATTTGCTCATTTTTTATACCCTTTTTTTAAGTTAAGTTTAAAACAGTTTTTTTAAATTGTCAAATCTTTTTATAAGTTAGATAAAACGCTAATAGTTGAATATAAATAATAAAGTGATGACGCTAGCCCCAAAAAACCTATTATTACTAAGCTTATTAATATTTTCATGATTTACCCTTTTTTAATTAGTTAGTTTAAAAATTTGACTTACTTAATTGTATATTGATTAATTAAGCAAGTCAAGTATTTATTTACTTAGTAGTTGAAATTCATAATTTGCTTCTTGTTCTAACTCATACAAATGCTGGGAATCATATTCGCTTAGTGATTCTTTTTGTTTTTGTGTCATCCCAAAATCACATAATGCACCAACTAGATCATATAAATTGCCTTGTGTATCCCTTTTTAATTCTTTAAAAATTGACTGTTTCATGTTTATACCTTTTAGTTAGTTGAAAAATTTACTTGACTTTATAATAATGGTAGCAAGGTGAACCCATACCATACAACAATCCGATCATGGTATTGGCTTCATTTTTACTTATAAGACCGACTTCATGCATTTCAATAACGTTCTCATATGTATGGGTGGGTGCGTCTTTGTTTTCGTATGTTTTCATAAGTGAGCCTTTTTTGTTGTTTTGTTAAGTTGTTTAACGTGGGTCTAGTATCTCATAGTTTTTAAGCTTTGTGTCATTAATTTTCATTTATTTTTAAATTAATTATTACTCCTTATTATATAGGAAGAATAGTTGTTGTTTTTTAGCAACACTTGTTGTTTGTACGCAACAGATGGCAAAAATTTGTTTTTTCAATATTTTAATAACTTTAGCATGTCAATCTTTAATTACATAAATACACGCCTAAATTCATACAATAATTAAATAAATTAATACTTGACTTATGTATTGCAGTGTGATAGTGCTGTAAATCCTAGCCCCTACCATAGTTTCACCACATTGTCAAGAAGTTTTTAAAACTCATTTAAAGAGGGCATGGGGGGAAATTGGCTCGCCTATCTATATAATACCCCCAGACATTTTTCTACCATTTTTAGACCACTTCTACTACTCGTAACACATGTGGGGAATAATCCCACTCTCTACCTGCTTATTCTATAAAGTCCTTGTCGGGTAAGCTCTAACCTAAGCCAGTACTTTAAATAAATCTTCTTTAAACAATAAGCAAGTAGTAGGAGTAGGAATAAGGGATAACATACCCCTGACATAAGTACGGAGACTGTGGGGGATACTTAATCAGGAATATGTTATCTCTTATTTCTACACCTCGTAAAACAATAAGTAAGAAGAATACTTAAAACAATAAGTAAGAAGTAAGGAGTAGTAATGTTCTTACTACTACTCTTACTTAAGTTTAAGTATAACTATTACTTCATCTTAGACTTTCTTCTATCTTTAATTTGAAGGGGGGTACACGTGTATTAAATGTTTGTAGCACTAAGCTACTACTTACTTGTCTTTACTTACTGTAAACAATACTCATGCCCCCCCTTCATTTATTACACTTACACACTTCTAGCATACATTGCTTTCATAAAGACACGAAGGATAAAGTTAAAGTAATACATGGGTATCTGAGTAAGATAAGACTTTTAGTACATTCTTTACCCCTTTACTAGATTGTACAAGCAAGGGGTAATACATGTGTACCCCCTAAAGTACTTCATCTTGAGCTTTCTTTCCAGAGCTTCAATCGTCAGGGGGGTTTAAACTAAAGTAGACAATATAATAACAACTAGGATATTAATCTTCTACAATATAGTGTCCTTTAATCCCTTCCCTGTGGATAACATGTGTATAACTTCCTACTTCCTCTTACACATCAAACACTTACACTACTTTACGCAAGGGTAGTAAAGGAGTTTAAGAAGTTAGGCTTACCCGCTCTTCCTCCAATCCCTATACCATTCATAAAGTCCTCTAAGTCCTTGTCTAACATCTCTTCTCTGTATCTTTCTAAAGCATCTTCATTACTCACACCTACATTCTCTACTATAAACCCTAACGCAAGGGCTAGAGCATCTAACCTATCATCATGATATAAGCTACCTCTATCCTTAGTTACATGTGTTAATTGATGTATTAAAGAATAAGGAAGTAGTTTATGGTCTTGAACCCCTTGTTTAACGTCTCTTTTAACTAAACTAGCGTCTATTACTAGCTTGTGTTGGTTAAGTAAAGGCTCTATAATGTCTATAATCCTCAATTCCTTCTGCTTACTTGCTCTTACTTCTTCTACTGAACAGGGATGTATACTCTTAAGTATAGGTTTAAGCAACTCACTAAACATACCATCACCAAAGTTACTCTCCACAACCATCACTTGACACTTGTGCTTCTTGCTTATCTGAGCGAGATGTACTAAATTTTCAGGTGTATACCCTCCATGGAAGCCCCCTACCTCACTAATGTAAATAAGCCCATGTAACTGCTTAATAACAGCATAGCCTGTCTCATCCTTACCTCTACCACTAGGGTCAATAGACATAACACTATACTCATACGGAACATACTCTGAGTCTATATGTGATGCTCTGTAGAAGCAGTCACCAGTAAACCCTACATTAGGTATGTCTTCAACGATTAAGTCTCTCCTAGAGCCATACGTTAGCCCTACAGGGGCTTTATGAAGGTCTAAATCATGTACTATAAAGTCACTACACTTTAATGGGAACTTATCAGCATCACTAAGAGTAGTATCTAGTTGGTATTGTAGTCTAAACCACGACCTACCAATACTTGCTTCACGCTCTACAAGGTCTAGGTCTGTAAACCTTACATCCGTACAATCACCTACTTGTACTTTACCTTCTTCTAGTGGTTGACTGATATGAGGAGCAAGAGTACCTTGGTACAACTCTATGTCTTCTGGATACCTAGCAGGATATACAATAGTCCTGAAGCCCTTGTCTCTCATCTTATTGTAAATACTCTCTCCACTCTGAGGAGTACCTAACATAATGATCTGTGCATCACTATTAGTCTGTAAGATAGCATCATACTCAGCCACAGTAGCAAGTAGTTTAGCTCTCATAAGCTCTGTAGCACTGTTCTGTAAGCCTTCCACATCGTCTGAGATCAATATACTAGCTCTATTACCCTGTAACTGACTAGTAATACCTAATGACTTCACACTAGGTTGTACAGTAACTTCACACCCTGTGACATCGAAGCTCTTTACACTATTCCTCATGTCCTGTGAAGGTTCTAAGTGATCTAATAGAGGTAAGTCAAAGATAAGTCTACGAATAAATTGAGCAATAGCTTCTGAATGACTACCACTCTGACTTACAATTACTACTTTTTCATTTGGATTCCTTAATAACCTCCATGTAACATACGCACCAGTAATATAAGTCTTGCCTATACCCCTGAATGCTTCTAATAATAGACGTTTATCCCCTGTCATAAGGGTCTTAGCCATGTCTAACTGCAAAGGAGTAGGAGGAGGTAAGTTAATACCCCTCCATACATACTTTAAATACTCCCTGAAGTCATTAATTAAGTACTTTAGTTCCTTATTATCTCCACTACTCACATTTAAATCCCCTACACGTTAAACATATCCATGACATTGCTGTCTTTTAGTTCATCTACTAAACTCATCATAGGCTTACTCTCTACTATGTCAACGGTTATATCATTCTGTTTAAGGAATGTATTAATAGCCGCTAACTCAGTAGGCTTTAAAGGCTCACCACTCTTAAGTAACCCTAAGTAGTAGTGAGTCTGTAAGTCATGTAATGTGTTTAGTGAGTCTATATTTGCTTTGCTCACTTATTACTCCTTGTGTTTGCTTCTTGTAGTACTTGTTCTGAGGGGGTGACAAGGGGTGTTTTTTCTACCCCTAGCCTTGGTATTACTTTTCCTAATACCCCTCTCTCAGCCCACCTCTCAGGACGTCTGAGGGGTATGTTTGACACATACATTAAGGGCACTCTATTCTTCTAGCGCGTGGATTGCAATCTTACCCAACATCGTGGTTCTTCCTATTCCCATATTTATCTTCATAGCATTAGTTAAAGAGTCCTCAGTCCCCGATTGAAAAGCACCAAAGATGGACTCAAAACGCTCTGCGTTGTATCCTCCGTAGGCACTTAATACCGAGCTATCAGCGTACCGCCCCCATGTGTTTGTACCTAAGCCACTTACAAAAGACAAAGAGCCTGTTACACCTATTTTAGAAAAGACATCAATAGATAGGTTGCCCCATCCTTCTGCATCAGATGTATATCTCCTTCTCCATTCTTTTCTAATCCCTAGTTTTACCTCCAACTCCTCTTTAACCAACAACATAGTACTAATAGTAGAAACACCTATCAGAACTCCTACTGCGGCTCTAGCATCACCTTGTGACATCCCTTTAATTAGTAAGGACTCATGTGCTTGAGCAGGAAAGCCTAAGAACTGAGTAAATATATTAACAAGAGGGTCATTATTACTGAAGGGAGTAGGCATGTGTAGCCTATTACCTGCTATTATGTCATGCTCTGCTGTGTTTGCAACATAATTAGAAAACTTAGCTAATAGTTCATCAGGAAGCTCCCATAAAGCGTACCTGACAAAGTTACCCCTTTCATCTCTTACAGTGATCCGCTCTGTATACCTTTGTAATTCCACTACATCAGCTACAGATAGTTTAGCAGTTTCGAGCTGTTTCCTAAACGAGGCTGACATATTGGACAAATCTTTAGTAAGGATAGTATCAATGTTAGCCATAGCACTCGCTATTCTATAAGAGTCAGTAGCTATATCAAGCCCTCCTAAGCGAAGTGCCGCTGAAGAAAGAGTATCAGCAGCTTGTAAGAAGAAACCTCTACGTGATACATCGACCTCTCCTCCTTCTGCTATAAACCTAGTAGCTAATGAATGAGAGTATCCAGTATGTGCATCCACCATAGTGGTTATATATCTGTAGTATTCTTCTGAGGCAGGTAGCCTTTGTATCTGAGCACGTAATTCAGGAAGAGTAGAGCCTAAACTCCTCATTACTGCTGATAGAGAACCCCTAGAGAAGACAGAAGAAATCTCACTAGTAGCCGCTACTGTCCCAAAGCCCGATCCTAGAATAGCTACAGTAGTTTTGTTCATGAACTCTTTAATCATATTAGCTATCCCGTTGGGGCGATTAGGAGTCATAGCTGTTTCCCATATATGTTCGACAGCCGTCTTTATTTTAGCTAGTTCCTCACTTAACTCACGGAGTGATTTACTCTCATCAAAGGCAGGGTCAAGTGCTTTTTTAATAGTTATCTCTTTTTCGCTTCTACTTTTAATAGTATTAAGCCATTTAGTCATCCCTTCATGGTTAATGAAATTCATAACCTGTCCTGTTGCTATTTTCCCTGCTAACGAGTGTCTATCAGCGGCTAAACGGGAATGTATATTCTTAAGAAGATACTTATCTATATAAGACTCGTCTAGGTCAACTGTTTTCCTTCCTTTAGTGGGGGATACCCCTGCTCCTCTTATTTTTATCGCGCTTAACATTTCAATCTGCTGAGTTGCTTCTCTTCTAGCAGCATCAATTACACTCTTCTTTATACCTAGAAGCGTCATATCCGCTCCTACCTCTAGTGCTTCTAGTGCTTCTTTAATCTGAGCTATAGTTGCCCCATCTGTAGATATGTTTCTTCTTTTATCTAAACCTTCTACTAACCTCTTACTTAGAATAGCCCTTGTAAAGTCGTGAAGTAGTATAGAGGGAACTGCTCCTCTTATTCCTTCAAAGTCCCACCCTCGTGTAATATAGTCATCTAGGGTATCTATCCCTGCATCCTCTAATGCCTTAGTCTTTTTCTTATCATACTCGGCTCTTTTCTGTAAGATAGGAAGGAAATTCTCCTTTGTGAGAGGTCTACCATTTACAAATCTTACATATTGCTCTTCTAGATCAACAAGAAACTTTTTATATTTATCCCCAAACCCCCATTTGCCATATCCTAACACTTCTTGGGCTAAGTTTATCTCCTTACCTAGCTCGGAAGAAGCGGAGGATAGTCCCCTTTTGACCTCTTGAAGGTTTAGTCCTCTCTTTGAGTTAGCCATAGCAGGAGATATAACATCAGAAGGAGAACTATCTATTAAATGTCCTGCCCATCTAACAACATTATTGTCACTCCTTTTTATATTCTGAAGTAGAGTATGAGCAAAACTAAGAGACTTAGAGGGGACAACATCCATTTGTTTTGTTACAGGATTATATATGATCTCGGTAACTTCTCCTGTAGCAGAGACAACTGCGGTAGTATCAGGGCTTAGGTCTCCAAAACGTATGCTTCCGTCATCACCCCCATCCATAATAGTGGGTTCTCTTTCTTTTCCACTCTTACCTCCCCTCTTACCAAGTGCTACGTTAAAAACTGCTCCTAGTCCTAGTCCCCAATAAGTTGCGGCATCTAGATGTTCCTCATCACGCGTTCCTCCTGCCTCTTGTATCAGTGTAGCAGAAGCCCGTGAACTTACAGCCCCTCCTAGTCCTCCTATTACTGCTCTTGCAAGAATAGACTGCCCCCCTGTAGCTATTGTAAGGGCTATGTCAGGTGCATTTATAGGATCGGCTACAACAAAAGGGATAGCCGTAGCGAAGTTTAAGAAAGGATTAGAAGTAGACACCTCTTCTTCAGCTTCAATATATGCCTTATGCCTCTCTACCCATTCATCCCAATCTTCTTTACTTCTTATATCCCCATTGCTAATAGAAGCTGTTAAACCACCAAGGTCGATTCTTATACCTTGTTGTTTAGCTGTTTCTTGTACCATCTCAGATGTTAGTTTAAAAGAGGGATCGGGAGGGTTATCCTTGAATAGGTGTCCTCTTGTGGCTTTTAGATATAAAGAATTACTAGTTATACCAATAGCATCTAAGTAGTTAATTCCTTTAGCGTCCACCCTACTCTTACGCACAGCGGCTCTTGCCGCATCGTTCATCCAAACATCTTGAGGGGCAGTAGGAGTGTGAGGGGTAGTAGATGTAGGCGTATTATTCTCTATTTGATTTGATAGTCTCTCTTCAGGACTAGTCAGGAAATTAAAATCCCCTAAAGTGTTAGCCGCTTTACTTAGGCGTACATTTCTGTCTACTATGTGTTCTTCCTCTTCCATTTTTCCTCCTTTATTATGTACGGTTTCCTAGTTCTTTCTCCAGAGTTTTGACTTCTTTTCTAATACTTACTTTGTTAGGTGTCTCTTTCGTAGACAGCATCTTTTTTTTATCTGTAATTAGGTGTCTTAACTCTTGTATTCTACTCTTATTTGCTTCTCTCCAATTAAAACCTTCTTCCTTCTTTATAACTAACCCTACTACTTTCTTATTATTATCAGAGTGGATAGGGAAGGACGAAGAATTACTAAATGTTTTACCGTCAGCGTATGTATAAGTTACTTTATGCCCCTTCCCCTCTTTAGTAATAGAATAAGATACTACCTCGTTTAGTGCCTTGAAGGAAGGAGATAGAGCATTAAACTCTGAAATCCTTTGATTAATTAGTCCAACAGATACTCCTTTAGTTCTTCCTTTTTTTCCTTTAGCCGTAGATTTATCATCTACAGCATGATAAGTAGTTAGTACCTTTTTTGGTATACTTGTCGCAGGAGTAGTGGCTATAGCTAGGTCTCCTGTGTTCCACGCATAAGAAAGCCTTGCTATTTTATCATCATCAGTAAATGTTGAGTTTTTAAAATGAGGCACAAACTTACTAAAGGCGTATCTATAAGCATGCTGAAGATCGCCCTCGGTGGACGATTGTTTAGGAAAATCAGCTACTAAGACACCATAACTAGTAGTTATAGCAGGCTTCCCTTTAGTCCCCTCTATACCTCTGTGGTTTTTATTGTGATCGTAGTTACTTTCTTCTTTATGTTTTTTCTTTAGAAAAGCAAGCACCCACGTAGTATCATCTGTCGCTTCTTCTGTGACTAGTAACTCCATACCAAATAGTTCATTTGTCCACCCACTAAGCTCCTCTTTTTTACCCTCTGTTATTTTCTCATACCCTGCTTTAGAAGAGTAGGGTGTTCTCAACCATTCCTCATTTGAGGCTACCCCTTGCTCAAGTGCTTTATATCGTGCAAGGTCTTCTGCTGTTATAGATGAAGGGGGGAGGTCACTACGCAGAGGGGTTGATTGTCTTGTCTCATTCCTTTGTATATGCTCACGTGGTTGTTCTACTTGGGGAGGAGTATAAGGTATTGATTGTTCTTCTACTAAAGAGGCAGGAGAAGGAGGAGAGGGGGGAGCAGTCTCCTCATTTTGGCTATATATTCCTTGCAGGGCTGTTGCCCCTTCTGTCACGAGGTTCTGGATACTCTCTCCAATTCCCTCTAATGAAAGGTCTTCCATTTAAGTATCTCCTCTATTGATGTGCAAAATCGGATAAGGACATTAGCTGACCCCCTCTCTTGCGTAAAGTTATATGGTCTAATAAATTATTTTTAGCATTATCATTCGCACTTTGCAGTAGTCTATCTTCTGTTATAGTCCATCTACGCTTCACAGGGGTTTGCCAGAATGTGTTTTCTTCAAATTCTAATAGCCATGAGCCAAGTCCTCCTTTGATAATCCTAAATTCCCCATTTGCATCCCCTTGGCGATTCATAACCTCCATCTGAGAAAGTCCATTAAGTATACTAGGTGTATTAAGTATCAAAGTAGACAAGGCTAAAGTAGCTGAACCGTTTAGGGAGGTTTCCGCTTTATATAGTTGTCTCCACTCACTAGGGAATTGAACAGGGGAGGTAAGTGCAATACTCTTATCTCCATACTTAACTCTTTTTATACCTGCTGATGTATAATAAAGCTCTTTCTTCAGCTGGTTAACTATATCCTCATAATTTTTATTCCCTCGGCTATTAGCGATAGCAACAGCTAGTTTAGCCACCTCCTCTATCTCTGACCCAAACCATCCTGCATGCTGTACTTTTTCTAGTAGTGAAGCAGCATCTTTCTTTGGCTCATCTCCCCCTACTAATTGCTGTAGAGTTGCGTCTTGACTAGAAGATACAACAAGGGGTAAATCTGCTATAGGTACTCCTAAAGTCTGAGCACGAGAATAGATAAGAAGCCCCGTGTCTTTAAGTAGTTCTTTATAAGTAGGGGAGCTTACTAAGGAATTACTTAAGACTCCTACATTGGTTATTAAGTTGTTAAACGGTTCAGGGTTGCCCTCCCGTAGTGCTTGCTGAGCAAGACTAAATGTACCTTGTAGTGTAGTCTTCAGAGGGTTTAATACCATTGCTTGGTTTGTCTTGCTAAGTTGAGAAATAAGAGTAGTCATGCTCACCACCTCATCTACTGCTGTTTTGGACAGCCCTCCAACTATGATTTCCTTTATATACCCACTAATAACATTGCTCATTTTCACTAGTGCTATTTTCTGCACCTCAGTAGAAGCCTTATTAAACTGAGTAGCCCCCCCTTCTGCTCCTAACAGCTTATCGGCTTCGACCTCATCTTGAAATCCTTTTACTAGGAGCTGCATGTCCTTCCATGCTTTAGCTCCTATCTCTGTGTCTATAAAAGACACTCCACTTTTATCTTTATAATCTTCTACGTTATCTAATATACGATCTAAATCCTGAAGTGGATTCGATATGTGTGAGGCGGCTAGAGTGTCGGTTATATATTTTTCTTCTAACTCGGCATCTGTGAGATTAGTGAAAGAGTTTTTAACTTTCTGTATTTGAGCTTGTGCTTCCTTCGTAGCTAAGTTTCCGCGCACCCTTTTGTATTCTGCCTCATACCTAGCGCGCTTTACTGGGAAAAGTCTTACTGCCTCTGCCACTACTCCTGGAAGTACTCCACCAATAAACTTTCTTGCGGCAGTTTCACCTAGGGTATTCCTCACACCCTCTACAAGGGCAGAAAAGTTTCCTGTTTCCGTATAATTTTCTAAATTTTGATTGAGGAGTGCCTGACTATTCTCTTCTAGTCGGGCTGTATTATTTTTAAGCCCTTCAGCCTGTGCTAGTCCTGCTAGTACTTCCCCAAACTTTATACGATACACCGATGATTGTTCGTCTGCATCTTCTACTGCCTGTCCCATTAACCTACCAAGACCTTCTGGTAAATTCTCTCTAGTCCTCTCTCCATCATTTAGAGCTTGGTTAAAGTCCATCATGTAGTTAATAATAATGCTCTGAGCGTCCGAAGAAGCATTAGACTCTTGAAGGGTTACTTTGTTCTTGTACTCAGGTGTATCTTCATACGCTTTTTGGGCATCACTTTCAACTTTTTTCTTTCTATTGTCTTTACCGCTATAGTATGCCTCATCAGCACGATCAGCTAGTACTAGGGATCGCTGATAACTAGCTTCTCTTCTTGTATTAAGCCGCTTCGCCCGCACTTCTGCCGCTTCTGCTCTCTGTGTCGCTCGTACTTGTTTTACCGCACTTACTCCATCGTCTACTGCCCCAAAGAAAGCGGTAGCAAAATCAGGGACTCCTTCCGCTCCTTGTGATGTGCCTACACTAGCCGCATTTACAAACCCCATCTTAACAAATGTGTTTTCTTCAGGGGTGACTTCTGCTAATTTAGTGTCTACTGCGGAGGCTACTGCAATAGCTTCTCTTGTCTGCTTACTCATCTATCCCCCTATTATTGAAAGAAACCAAAACTACTCATTCCGAGAACCCCTGTGTCCATATTCCCAAAACCTCCTCCTGCTGTACCCCCTCCTAAATTTCCTCCTGATGTACCTCCTGCTCCCTTCATCCCTCCTGCTAACCCTGCTCCTGAACTTGCTCCCTTCATCGCCCCTCCTACTGTAGCCATACCTACTTCTATAGCCATATCGGTAGCTGATTTCTTACTTGCTTGTGCCATATTAAGTTGCCCTTGAAAGTCGTTCATGCGCCCTTGTCCTTCTCGCACTCCTTCTTGTGCCGTCTTAGCTCTCTTTATTAAATCTCCTTCACCTGCTGTTATAACATTACCTTTCGTTATTGCTTTTTGGTTATGAAGATTCGTATAAGCGGCTAAGGCAGATAATCCTGCCGTCCCTGATGTAGCTCTCACCGCTATGTGGTTTGCTGCTTTCTTGAGATAGTCCCTTTCTACGTTTGTTAGTGCCTGTGCTGTCTGCCTTCGGCTATCCCTCATCCCCTCTCTTGCCCCTGTGTGGATAGATAGAAGATTAGCTATTACATTATTCTGCTGTATTTGTAACCCTGATTGCTGTTGTGTTAGTTTAGTATTCTCTGCATCAGATTTCATGAAAGCAGCCCCGCCTGCTAGCCCTCCTCCTACTACAGCGCCCGTCCCAATAACAGCTAATGCTGTTGCGGATAATCCGAATGTCATGTTTGTAACTCCTTTAAGTTAATTTTAACTTTTCATCTTTTCGTTCTTCAAGGGCTTTAAGTACGTGAACCCTTCCCTTCTCTACTAATTCTGCTACTGCAAGGTCAGGATCGGTTTGCTCGGTCGTATGAATGGTAGTCCATATTACATCTTCTACTGCATATACCGCTTTCCTAGTCCCTACTTTACTTACAAAAATAGAAGGAGCAGTAATAAGCTCCATACTGTCACCAGTATATACTTTTGCTACTCCTTTTACTATAATATTTAGGTGTTCTTTTAAGTGTCGCTTCCCTGTTACCACTATACCTTCTGGTATTAACATAGTTCTAGCGTACATTCCATCTACAAATAGATGGCTTAGTTCACA